GAGTACTTTGATGCGGCTTGGCCACATATGGTAGCAGATTTGGGCAAAAAAGCCGCAAGTTATAAGTTAAACTATGACGAAGATTTTCCAAGCGATACAATTAGTGCGTATTCTTGGTTACAGAAACAACATAGTCAACAGAGCGAACCATCTCACGATATGATGGAAGCTAAGATGTGCTCAGGCTGCGATAAGCCAGTTAAAAAATGCACATGCGACAATTAATAAACCTTAGGATGTAATCCAAATAGCCTCTTCGGAGGCTATTTTTTTCAGTAAATAATAATATGGCTAGCAATAAAGAAAATCAACTGGTAAAAAGAGCCCATCAGGTTCAGCGTTTTACTGAGCAGGATATTGAGGATTTAATGAAATGTCAAGATCCTGTAACAGGACCGCATTACTTTTTAAACAATTTCTTTCACATCCAACATCCTGTCAAGGGAAAATTATTATATCAACCTTTTGAATATCAAGAAAGACTAGTTGACAGCTATCACGATCATCGTTTTAATATTAACCTACTACCTCGCCAAACAGGTAAAACAACAACAGCCGCTGGTTATTTGTTATGGTATGCCATGTTCATGCCAGACAGTACTATTCTAATTGCCGCGCACAAATATACAGGTGCGCAGGAAATTATGGCTCGTATTCGTTATGCCTACGAAATGTGTCCTGATCATATTCGTGCAGGCTGTACCAGTTATAACAAACAGAGTATTGAATTTGAAAACGGTTCGCGTATTATGGCGCAGACAACCACTGAAACAACTGGTCGTGGTCTTTCTCTATCATTGCTCTATGCTGACGAGTTTGCGTTCGTGCCGCCCAATGTGGCCACTGAATTCTGGACTTCAATATCTCCTACACTAGCAACTGGTGGTAAAGCCATTATTACTTCAACACCAAACAGTGACGAAGATCAATTCGCACAAATTTGGAAAGAAGCAAATCATAAATTTGACGAACACGGAAACTCACAGGATGTAGGACGAAACGGATTCTTTCCATTTAAGGCACACTGGAGTGAACATCCTGATCGTGACGAGGAATGGGCCAATGTTGAAAGAAGCCGTATTGGTGAAGAGCGATTCCGCCGTGAACACGAATGTGAATTCTTGGTATTTGATGAAACATTAATCAGCGCACTTAGACTGGCTAACTTAGAAGGTCGAGAACCTACTATGAAAATGGGGCAAGCTCGTTGGTACAAAAAGATTGATCCTAGATGCACCTATATTGTTGCCCTTGACCCTAGTCTAGGAACTGGTGGTGATCCTGCCGCTATACAGGTAATAGAAATCCCTACTTTCAAACAGGTAGGAGAATGGCATCACAATTTAACTCCTGTAACTGGGCAGGTTAGAATTATGCGAGATATCTGTAAGTATATTCTTGATGAGTGTTCTGCTAAAGGCAGTCAGGCCAGCATATACTACAGTATTGAAAATAATACTTTAGGTGAAGCCGCGCTAGTTGTTGTTAATGAAATTGGTGAAGAAAGTATACCTGGATTGTTCTTAAGTGAGCCTATAAAGAAAGGACATGTACGCAGATTTCGTAAGGGATTTAACACAACTAGTTCTAGTAAAATAGCCGCATGTGCCAAGTTAAAGCATCTAATCGAAACTGATAGAATGACCATTAACTCAAAACCGCTGGTTAGCGAACTTAAAACATTCATTGCAAAAGGCACAAGTTTTGAAGCTAAAGTAGGTCAACACGATGACCTAGTAAGCAGTATGTTGTTGGCAATTCGCATGATCATGCTGTTACAAGACTGGGATCCTGCAATTTACGATAAAATGCGTGAAGAAGCAGAGGGGGAATTTGACATGCCCATGCCCATCTACATAAGTTCATACTAAATATAGCATATGAAACCAATCCAAATTATCAGCCAAGATTTATTCGACAAAGTGCGTAGCCGCTTCTCTAATCTAGAGATGGGTGACGAAACTGGTGCAGTTACTATCGATCCCGCAGAAGCTCGTTTCTTTGATTTTGACTTTGTGTCAGAAGGAAATAACCTAGGGCGTGTTAGTATCAGTTTAAATGATTTGGGTAGTTTAAAAGTTTACTACAGTCAAGGCATTACAGAAAATCAAGACGATCCGGCAAAAAAAGAATGGTATCGTTTTTTAAAAGAAATGAGATTTTTTGCCATGCGCAGACTATTGAGATTTGATACTCGCGACATTGCTAAAACAAATCTTGACAAGAACGATTTTCAGCATTTGGCTGCAACACAAGGTCCCAAGGAAGAAGAAATGACAACCATGAATGAATCACGCTGGAACAATAAAAGCAGTAGAAAGACTAGCCGTGCTGTACAAGGTCGTACAGAAGTTATTGTTCGCCACTCTAAACCAGTTGACGAAGAATACGCAGGTAGTCGTAGTCAAAAGAAAAACATCAAGGCAATTTTTATTCAAAATGCAGATGGTGAAAGATTTAAGTATCCTTTCATTCATACAGCAGGCGCATTTGCTATGGCACAGCATGTGGACCATGGTGGTGTTCCTCACGATCCTGCAGGCAAGGCAATTATCAAGATGAGCGAGCAGATTGCTCAATTAGGCGAGTTTCATAGAAAAATTCAAAGAACAAGTTTGCATGATGACGCAATGGGAATTACAGAAAGAGCCGTAGGCCGTTTGAACGAATTAAAAGCACAAGTAGAAGCATTAGGCAAACGTCAACACTATGAAAACTGGATGGCAGAATTTAACGGCAACGAAATGATGGATGACGGTCTAGAAATGGACGAAGTCACCATGGAAGAATACAAACAAAAATTTACACAAACAAATTTCCAAGAAGAACTAGCCGCTTACTTTCCGTTATTACACAAGATCATGAGCGAAACCAATGCTATTGATCTTGAAGACTATGTTCAAGAAAGCCTAGACGGTGGAATGGGATATTATGTTGTTGATCGATTCAGCAACGAGCCAATGGACGGTCCATTCAACAGCCCAGAAGAAGCAGAACAAGTTAATCATAATGGTGGAAGTGTAGTACAGTATCCTATCGACGACATTGGCACTATAGAAGATGGTCAACCAGTTGCTCAGCGTTCTCCAAGTGCAGAATTTGAAGAATGGGCCGAATCAGTTGAACAAGGCAAACTAACAGACGATCAAATTACAGCTCTTAAAAATGCTCTTGCACAACTACCACAGGGCAGTAATGGTCCTGAATTGGATCTAGGTCCAGACGGTCGTTATGCAATAGATTTCTTTCAAGAGTTTGGATTAGACGATACTGATCTAGAAGAAAAATTAAAAGACATGGCCAATGTAGATTCAACTACAGATGCATTAGAAGTATTCAAAGTATGGGCAAATGAAAATTATCCAGAACTGGCAGTAGCATTAGGTATGAGTGGCACAGGAGAACAACAGCAAGAGCCTGCTCCTGAAGAACAACCAACGGCTGAAAACGAAGAACAAGGAGGCATGCCTAACAAGACAATGCCAACTCGTGAAGGCGTGATCAAAGAAGTGGCCAAGTTAGTTAAGAGCCGTTACAATGCCGATAACGAAAACGTCGGACCGTTTACCAGCGAAGAAGCCATTGCTTAGATGTTAAAAAAGCCATTGCTGAAAAGTTTGGTGATCAGGCAGGCGAGCAGGCACAAGAAATGGCTGTGATGTTTATGGAAAAACTTACCAAAGAATGGGAACACCGTCATGGCAAAGTACAAGATGATGGATTGGCAAGACTAAAAGAATTGTTAAACAATGTTAAGGCAAAAGTAGAAGGCATCGGCGATAAGACCGATAACGGTCATGCTCCAGGCAATAATATACTACCAGCTGAAGAAGGATTGGGTAGTAAATTATTAGGCGGCGCGGCAATCATTGCGGCTCTATGGGGTGTTAATAACCACATGGCTAACCAGGCATATGAAGCAAGTCCACAATTACAAAAATTAACACAATATTACCAACAGGCAGAAGCACATCACGATGTTGCTAAAATGAAAGAACTAGAACGCAGAATTGAAGATCACAAGACTCGTTTAGATTTAGGTTATGGCGATGTTATGGGCAAAGATGGTAAACCCAAAGAGGTTGTACCAGAAATGGCAGATATTTTAAAATTAGCCGGATTGGCAAAATAAAATCAAAATATAGCAATTTAACTATTGCGATGATAAATAGATGTGTGTATACTTAACCGTATGCACACATTTTTCTTTTTAGTCAGTAGGCTTTAAAGAAGAGGCATAATTTAAACATTAAGGAAAAACTATTATGGCAACTCTAGCAGAAATTCGCGCTAAACTTCAATCAAGCGCACAAGCAAATCAAAACTTCACCGCCGGTGATAACGCAATTTACCCCCACTGGAATATAGCAGAAGGTGCAACGGCAACTGTTCGTTTCTTGCCTGATGCAGATCCAAACAACACTTTTTTCTGGATCGAACGCTCAATCATCAATTTGCCTTTTGCAGGCGTAAAGGGTGATACAAACTCTCGTCCAGTAACTGTAAAAGTTCCTTGTATGGAAATGTGGGGCGAAACATGTCCAATTCTTACAGAAGTCCGTCCTTGGTTTAAGGACAAGAGCCTAGAAGAAATGGGTCGTAAGTACTGGAAGAAGAAGAGTTATTTGTTCCAAGGATTTGTTGTTGACAGCAAACTCCAAGAAGACAAAACACCAGAAAATCCAATTCGTCGATTCATCATCGGCAGTCAAATTTTTAACATTGTTAAGAACGCATTGATGGATAGTGAAATTGAAGAATTGCCAACAGATTATGTTCGTGGCTTGGACTTCAAGATTGCTAAGACAACTAAAGGTGGATACGCAGACTACTCTACATCAACTTGGGGTCGTCGTGAGCGTGCTCTGTCAGAGGCAGAAAAGGCCGCAATTGACCAATATGGTTTATTCAATCTTAGCGAATTCCTTCCTAAGAAGCCAGGCGAAGTTGAACTCAAAGTTATCAAAGAAATGTTTGAAGCATCAGTAGATGGTGAAGCATTTGATATGGATCGTTGGGGTCAATACTTCAAACCAGATGGCATGAGAGGTTCTAGCGGAAATGGAAATGCTCCTGCTCCAGCGGCTCGTCCAGCGCCTGCGGCAACTCGTCCAGCACCTGCTACAGTAGTAGAAGATGAAGACGATGCTCCATTTGATGCTGATCCAGCACCAGTAGCAACACCAACAGCTAAGGAAGATGCACCTGCCGCAGGCGGAGATGCTTCAAGCCGTGCCGCAGACATCATTGCGATGATCCGTAAGCGTCAAACACAATAAGGAGATAGACTATGGCAAAGGCCTTCGATTTATCGAAGTTCCGTAAGTCTATCACCAAAAGTATTGATGGCTTAGGAATTGGTTTTAACGATCCAACAGACTGGATCTCAACTGGCAACTATGCCCTAAACTATCTTATCTCGGGGGACTTCTTTAAGGGAGTCCCTTTGGGTAAGGTAACGGTATTTGCTGGTGAAAGTGGTGCAGGTAAGAGTTATATCTGTAGTGGTAATATTATTCGTCACGCACAAGAGCAAGGTATCTATCCAATTCTAATTGATAGTGAAAATGCACTTGATGAAAAGTGGCTACGAGACCTTGGTGTTGATACAAGCGAAGACAAACTATTAAAACTCAACATGGCTATGATTGATGATGTGGCAAAAACCATTCATGAATTTATGTCAGAATACAAAACTATGGATCCTACAGATCGTCCAAAGGTATTGTTTGTTATTGATAGTTTGGGCATGTTGCTAACTCCAACTGACATTAATCAATTTGAAGCAGGAGACTTAAAAGGTGATATGGGTAGAAAGCCTAAAGCACTTACGGCGCTGGTTCGTAATTGTGTTAATATGTTTGGTAGTTACAATGTCGGGATGGTATGTACTAATCACACATACGCTTCGCAAGATATGTTTGACCCAGATGATAAAATTTCCGGAGGACAAGGATTCGTTTACGCATCTTCTATCGTGGTTGCCATGAAGAAGTTGAAGTTAAAAGAAGACGAAGACGGAAATAAAGTCAGTAATGTT